CGTCCACAAACTCGCCCTCGAGGGTCTGGACGCATACAACGCAACCCACGCCATCGCCCCCGAAGTGGATAAGCGCACGTCCGCGGGCAAGGCCGCGTGGGCTGAGTTCGCCACCGCCAACGAAGGCAAGACGATCCTGACCGCCGAAGAAGGCGCGCTGGTCGATGCGGTCGCCAACTCCGCCGCCGCCTGCATGAAGGCCAACGGCATCGTCCTGTCGAAGACGGAAGTGATGTTCACGGCCTTCCTCGGCGACACCCTCGTCAAGTGCGCCATCGACGGCATCTCCGACGACGGCTACATCTACGACCTGAAGACCTGCGAAGACGCAAGCCCGCACGGCTTCCTCTCCGCCGTCCGCAAGTACCGTTATAACCTCCAGGCTTACTTCTACAGACAGGCCGTGGAGTCCGCCTACAAGTGCCGCGTCCTCGGCTTCCGTTTCATCGCCGTCGAGAAGGAGCCGCCCTACGCACATGCGGTCTACGAGCTGGGGCCGGAACTGATGACTAACGCCGCCTTCGATTTCGAGCGCGCGCTGGCTCTCTACAAGGATTGCACCGCGTCGAACCATTGGCCCGCCTACAACCAGGGCATCCAGACCATCGACCTCGCCGCCAAGCCCAGCGCCGCCACCAACATCAACTTCGCCTGATCTATGAACCCGCCCAACAACGAACGCCCGCCCCTCAAGTCCATCGAAGTCTCCGGCACCTACAAACTGAAGCTCATCAAGCCCAAGTTCGAGAAGGTCCGTCAGTACGACGACGGCACCACCTCCGCCCGCCTGTTCTTCATGGACGACAACGGCAACTGCCTGTCGAAGTCCTACGGCACCAAGTACCCGAAGGCCCTCGCCATGCTGGTCGGCAAGTTCTCCGGCTCCTTCACCAAGGAGATCCGTCTGGACGCGACCCCTGCGGAGTTCATCGAGTACGTCACCCCGGCCTGCGGCGTGACCTGCCTCGTCGGCGTGGAAGTCACCCCGAATGGCGAATGGAACGGCAAGCCTCAGTTCAAATACAAACTGACCTACCCTCGCGGTTCCCAGCAGCCGACCGTCGCCCAGCCTGAACCGCCGCCCGAAGGCGTGCCCTTCTAAGCGCCGATGACGACCATGGCCCCGCCGACCTTGGTTCTCGTGAGCGGCTTCGCCAGGGCGGGAAAGGACACTCTGGCCTCCGGGCTTCTGGAGTGGTCCACCCGCCCCGCGGAGCATATCAACTTCGCGGACGCCCTCAAGGAAGCCGCAAACCACTACCTCGACTACCTGCAGTTAGACGGGGACTTCTTCCGCGAGGACTTCAAGGTCGAACATCGTAAGTTCCTCGTCGATGCTGGCAAGTTTGCCCGCTCGTTGGATGTGGACGTGTTCGCCCGACACTTCGCCAATTGGGTTCCCATCATGAAGCACCCCGACACCGTCTCCCCCGAGACTGTAGTCTGCTCCGATTGGCGCTACATCAACGAACTGCGGGTCTGCCAGGACATCCTCTGGGAGAAAGGCTGGAGGGTCCGCACGGTCTACGTCTCGACCGCAGGGGTCGGCCCTGCCAACGACGAGGAGCTGGACAGCATCGCCGCGATCAGGGCGGAGCATTCCTTCGACCAGGAATTCATCTTCAAGCCGAACAGCCGTAACACCATCATGGAGGAGGGGCGTCGCCTCGCCAAGTCATGGAGGCTCTGAACCTCGAGGCCATCCGCTGGGCGGCAAGCATCGGCATCAGCGCCGAGCGCGCGGCCTTCCTCGCGGCCTGTCCCAAGTTCACCAAGTGCGGCGGACATATGCGCCACAAGCCCGCCCCGAACAATAACCCCAACCGCTACATGATGAAGTCCGGCTCCAAGTATTATTTCCGCGTCCACTCCAAGACCGGGAAGGACACCGTCATCGCCTTGGGGCACGACCTCGAGAAAGCCCGGGCGCAGCGGGATGTCCTCCTCGCCGAACTAAAGGCCAAGAAGGCCGCCTTCGTCGAATGAGCAAACTCACCAAGTTCATCTATGCCTCGGACAGTCACGGGGACATGGCAGACGCGGAGGCCTTGGCGGCCCTGTACGAGTTTACCAAGGACTTTAAGCCCGACATCCGCGTAGCCGGCGGAGATCAGTACGACTTCCGCTCCCTCCGCAAAGGGGTGGGCACGGACAAGGAAGGAGCCGAGTCCCTGCAGTCTGACATCGAAGAGGGTAAGCGCTTCTTCGACCAATGGCGGCCTAACGTCTGGCTATGGGGTAACCACGAACACCGCCTCGACGCGGCCCAAGGTGCCGGCTCCGCCCTGGTACGCGACTACTGCCAGGGGGTCAAAGACCACATCAACGCCCACGCCCGCAAGTGCGGCGCCAAGGTCATCCTGCCCTACCACGCCGACAAGGGCGTCTATCGTCTCGGCCCTGTGGCGATGGTTCACGGCTATGCACACGGAGCCAACGCAACGGTCGTGCAAGGCCTCCACTACGCCCAGCAAGGTGGCGCGCTTATCCACGGGCATACCCACAACCTCGCAAGCATTGCCCTGACCAAGCATGGAGGCGGCAACGCCTTCTCAGCTGGATGCCTATGCCGCAAGGAGGACATGACCTATAGCGCTCAGCGTCTGGCCTCGGCCCGATGGGGTTCCGGCTTCGTCGCGGGCTTTATAACTGCGGGCGGGGATTATAAGGCTTGGCTCGTCCACAAGATGGGCGACCAATGGATCTGGACGAAAGACCTCAAGACCTTCGACCCTAAGAAGCGATGAGCGAGCGCTGCCGAAAGAAGCTGATGTATACCAGGGCGAAGGGCGACCCCATCCTCGCCGCGGTCATGGCGGACATCCACCGCACCGCCGTCAAGCCCCCGCCTGGCTTCCTCACCCGTGAACAATGGGCGAAGAAGTGGAAACTCAAATCCATGGAGCAGGCTTGGCAATATCTCCAGCGGGCCATGAAGATCGGCATGCTCGTCGAGCGCCGTTACCGCGTGGTGACCAAGGGACGGCTCATGACCATGGCCCACTACGGCCCACGGAAAGCATCTTGACGCAGGGCACCCACGCCCCGTAGTCCTCCAAACCCTTCCTTCCTTCCATGACTCCTCCGAACAATGTCCCGGCGGAACGCCACCTCCTCGGCGTCCTCCTGCGTGACGGCCTCCACCTGCCCGGTGACCTGACCCCTGCGGACTTCTTTGAACCTGTCCACCAAGACATCGTCGCCGCGATGCTCTCCCTCGGGGCGGACGGCATTCCTGCGGACGAGCTGACGGTCACCCAGCGGCTCCGTGACGTAGGTTCACCTGTTGACGCCGCGACCGTCTCCATGCTGGTCAGCGACGCGGGCTTCAGTCCCTACGTCCCTGAACACGCGGACCTCATCGCCGACGCCGCCGTCCTCCGCCGTGCCATCGACGCCGCGAACCGGGCGACCGATGCCGACACCCTCCTCGGGCATTATGCCGTCCTCGCCGAGAAGCGCAACGCCTCCAAGCGTAAGCACGGCCCGCAGCGCATGGACTTCGACGGCCTCATGTCCTTCGACCGCAAGGAAGACCCCTCGACTATCATCGGCAACCGCTGGCTATGCAAGGGCGGCTCCCTCCTGATCGTCGGGCAATCGGGGACAGGCAAGTCCTCCCTCATGATGCAGGCCGCCGTCCATTGGTGTCTTGGGCGGGACTTCTTCGGCATCAAGCCCGCCAAGCCTCTTCGCGCCATCATCCTTCAGGCCGAGAATGACGCGGGGGATGTCAGCGAAGCCCTCCAGGATGTCGTGGCAGGTGCGTACATGGACTCGACCGAGCGTGACCAGCTACGCGACCACCTCGCCATCTACCGCGACACCGTCAGCACGGGCACTGCCTTCACCTCGGCCCTCGGCGACCTCATCCGACAGCATCAGGCCGACATCGTCTTCGTCGACCCGCTCCTCTCGTTCGCCGGCATCGATGTATCCGACCAGGAGCAGGCTTCCAAGTTCCTGCGCCATGACCTCGCCCCCATCCTCCTTGAGACGGGCGCCGTCCTCGTCGCAATGCACCACACCGGGAAGCCCCGGGCCGCGTCAGACAAGGAGGGGCAGACAGTCGCCGACCTTGCCTACGCTG